ACTTCTCAGCGAGAAATATTCCCAGTACGTCCGGGGAAGGTCGGAAGCACCCCGGGGAGGGGGATATGCCCCCGTCAGCCGCTTCGGTATGCCGTCCAATCACAGGCAAGGGGTAGAACCCTATTTGAAATAGTTTGTTCGCCCTCGGCCTTGCTGTGGGGCCGTAGAAGCTTGTCCGACTTCTGCCGATTGCAAGTCCAATGCGCAAGCTGAAGGTTGTCTATGTCACTAGGGTGGCCGCCCTTTGCCACGGGTATGATATGGTCAATACACGGGGACAACGGATGCGGATACCTTTGGGTGAAATCGACAGGCTTGCCGCAGATACCACAACAGGTTTGCGTTGCGTATATTCTTTTCTTGTTCCGGTCAAAGGCTTGGCGGTGGGTGCCGTCTTTGTCCGGTCTGTTGCGTTTGTTGGTTGCCATGCTGTAACACCCCCGGTGGCATAAAAAAAGGGACTCAGGTTTTTTGCCCTGAATCCCTTTGCATATCATTTCAGCGTACCGAGGATACCATATCTATTTGGCCCGTGGGTATCAATGTTTAGCCGATGTAACCAACACATTCGCCAACCAATCGAATAAAAGAACTGTGCCAACGCTTACCTGTTGCCTCTGCAATGTAAAGGTCAAAAACAACATCATTGATGTTCAGTTTACGCCCACTCCAATACATCCGCTGAATAAGCTGCACGCGTTCCTCGCCATTGGGCAATAGCTTTGTTATTTCAATGGCGCGTGTAACGGCATCGTATTCGGCTTGCTTCATCGGTGCCATTTGTAACAGTGCTATGTTTTCGGTTGTTCTGGTTTTATCGCCTCCACGGGGCATCCCGGACATATCAGCAGATAACGATTGTGAATGCAACCGTTCATATTCTGCTTTCCTTGATGGGTAATTTCTGACCATACGGACAGCATTACTCCACCAATCGTTTCGGGGTTTGCTCATTCAACCTCCAGTTTTAGAAAGGCAACTGTGCATCATCATCGTCCAGCAGGGCAAAGTCACCAGAATCAGGCTGAACGGGTGGTACATAGTTATTGGCAGGGGTGGCGGTGTGGCCGACATTATTGTCGGTTGCATCCCGTTTGGAATCACCGAAATAAACATTGTCTGCAACCACTTCGGCACTGTACCGGTTGTTTCCTTCCTTGTCCTGCCATTTGCGGATCTGCAGACGGCCAGACACAACAGCCATGCGGCCTTTGGTGAAATACTTGGAAACGAATTCACCGGTATTTCGCCATGCAACGCAATCGATGAAATCACATTCCTTTTCACCGCCGTCCTTCGGTCCGAAATCACGGTCAACTGCCAGGGTGAAGGAAGCAACCGCAATTCCGCTGCCGGTGCGCCGCAACTCAGGATCGCGGACAAGGCGGCCCATGATAACGATATGGTTAAGCATCTACGAGCCTCCTTAATAGGGCAAAGGGGAACAGCAGTTGCAGGTGTTACACTGGCAGGGGTCAATGGGCTTGGGTTCCAGGCGGTTCAGACGTTCAAGGATACCGTCAATGCGCTGGTGCAAAGCATTGGTGGCTTCGGTCATGCGGAACTGTTCCCATTCCTTTTCTGCACCTTCCTTGCGTGCTGCTTCCAGGGCTTCCTCATACTTCTTTCGGGAAATAAACATATTGCATCATCCTTTCAGATTATTATAAACTCAGGTGGTTTACAGAGAAAACGATACCCACGCAGTACAATTCACCGTTTTCAAAGACATCAAATGTGCTGTGGGGAATGTCCGTTTCGTACGTCCAGCAGGGGCCACCATCGTCATGCCAAATGGCCTTGACGGATTGGCTTGCTTCCTTTGCGGCTAGAAAATACGGACAGTTTTCAGCACCACATTCAGGTTCAGGAAGAAGCTGGCCGCTTTGCGTGATGAAAACTGTGCCCTCTTCATAGGCTCCAACTTCGGCATCGATAGCGCCCCTGAATTCCATGCAGTCATCAGAATATCCAAAAACCACAACAAGGCCGTTTTTCTTTGCCTCGTCTTCGAGGTATGCGCTGATTTCCTTTCCATACTCGTTCCGGGTAATCAGCGCGGCAAGGGTTTCATGGGTCATTTCTTGCCCCCCTTGCAGCCCTGCCAGATCGCCACACCAATCAGGGCGGCGAATTCAATGGCAATGGTGGAAATCACACCACACCAAAATTCAGGAATGAACATTTTCGGGAACCTCCTTCACGAACTTAATACCGGAAACGCTTTCCGCAATTTCCACAATGTGTTCAATGGTGAATTCGCCGTTCTGCACGGATTCATACCACATCAGAACATAATTCATAAAACGGTCAAAACGGATTTTACCAAAGCCGAACTTGTCATGCAGAACCATGACGGGGATGGACATGAACAGCATGAACGCGTCATGCACGGCCTTTGCCATGACTTCGGCTTTCCGTTTCATCAGGGTCAGGCGCAGCGCTTCATTTTCAGCCCGGAGCCGCTGAATCTCTGCGTTCGCTTCCCGGACGGCATCAGCCTTGATTTTCTCAATCTGAGCCTCCGTCAGGGTGTAAACCTTGGGCTTTTCGGTGATACCGGCTTGACGGCGCTGCTTCCGGTTCAGGTGGCTTTTCATAAAGCACCCCTTTCATGGGCGGCACAAATGCGCTTGCAGATTTCCACCATCTTGGGACTTTGGAAAAATTGAATTTCCTCCTGGGTCAAGCCGGTGGCATTGAGCTTTTCAAGCTTGTCCTCCAGATCGGAGATGCGTTCACCCTGGGAAACCAGAAGGGAAACCGCGTCCTCTACGGCTTGGGCAAATTCTGCGCCCATCTTATAATTCAGAAGAATAAAGCCGGGTTCCTGCAGCGTTTTAACGATTTTCAGGATTTCCATGGATTCCCTCCATCACGGCCCCACATTGGGGGCAGAACTTCCACTTTTCATCATTGGGCCAATCGTCCGCCGTGTAGCAATCCCGGCAGAAAGAACAGCGGACGAAACCGGGCAGTTCTTCCACCGGCTCCCAATGGGCAAGCGGCAGAAGTTCACGCGGATCCTTGCCAACCTGAAAACAGGCCATGACAACCATGGTGATGGTGGCGCTGATAGCAGCGGTCAGGATATAACCAAACATATCAGCCCTCCCAATGGGATTTATACAGTTCTTCGCCGCGCCGGGTGCGTTCTGCCCGGACTGCAGCAAGGAACCGCAACCAATCATTGGTATCACAGGGGTCACCATAACCGCCGGTATATCGTGCATCGGTTACATCCTGATCAAAGCACCAAACAGTTTTGGAGGACAGTTTGGGCAACAGGGGTGTAATGAAACCAATCACCAAACTGGGCATATATGTACGGCGGCCCAGGGCATAGCGAACGGCACAGTTCAGCATGGTGCCAAAGTTATCGTCCTGCAGGTCAACAGGGACATGGACGGGGATACCCGGCAGGGAGTAACCGTGCTGTGTCAGCAGCGCAACGAACTTGTCCCAAAAGGCATGAAAGGCAGGATCATCAACAGAAATGTTTATACCGGCTTCATGCAGGGCAAGCCATGCAATGCCCTTCGGGGTCAGGGAATAGTACTTTTCGCTTTTCTTTGCCATGATCAACCTCCAACGGTGATGATTTCGGAATAGGGCAGCTGTTCAATCCAGTCGCAGAAGGTGTGCCATTCGACAACCTTGTGGTGGCGGCGAGGGTGGACTTGGCGGAAGCACTCAGGGTGATAACCTGCCGCGCTTCATCGGGTTTCATTTCGATGGTAAGCACAACCTTGCGCTTTTCGGTGGGTTTGGTGTTCACATCCAGGATGTTGTCGATGACACGGGTCACCTCATAGTCAACGCGTTCCTGAATGGCACCTTTTGCCATTTGCAGAATACTGCTTCTAATATCTTCCATTGTCATTTCCTTTCTCAAATGAATCTCATTTGTGCGGTATACTCTGAAAAAGCTTGTTCTTGCTTTTCAAAATAATCCTTGCTGATTTCACAGCCCACGAAATCAAGGCCGAAGTCATGGGCGGCGCGGCGGCTGGCACCGCTGCCCAGATGGGTGTCAAGCAGCTTGAAACCCGGCTGTGTGAAATGCTGATAAATCCACCGGTACAAATCCTCCGGTTTCTGTGTGGGATGGAACCGGTTGACAATGCCTGAAGATGGCAAGCGAATGACCTTTGCATTTTCATTCATGCTGCACCACGCATATTCAGCCATTGCCATGGAAAACTTTTCCGGGATGTTGGTTTTCTCCCAGATCAGAAAGCACCGGTTCGGTGGCAACCCGAAATAATTGCCGCCCCATATGATTTGTTCTTTGGAAACCCTGAACAGTTCCTCAAAGTATTCGGGGCCGGGTGCCACATCCCAATCAATGATTGCCTTGCCGTAGTCCTTGGCCCAGGTGCGTCCGGTTCGGTCAATGCCTTTGTATCGGTCAAACTTACCGCCGAACCGGGTGCCGCGATTGAAAGAACCGCCGCCGTCACCGTACGGCGGATCCACAACAGCAAGGTCAAAGTATTGGTCTGGATACTGCCGCATGACTTCCATGCAGTCAGCATTGAAAGCGATATTCATAAAACACCTCAGACGGCAACAGCGTTTTCAAACTGCCGCATTGTGGTGAATTTGGCGCCGCACCATTCCGGAAGGTTGGCCCGTACCATGGCCTCCGCCAACGGGGGACACACCGCATTTCCGCACCGTTCCACCTGTTTGGTTTTGCCGTAGGATTTGCCGCGATAGTCCCGGTCAATGATATAATCAACAGGAAATCCCATTGCGTTATACAGTTCCCGGGGAATCAACATCCGCAGGGTGATGTCTGCGATAAAATACAGCACACCAGAAATATTCAGCAGCAAAACCTCATCGCCAGCGAGGGAATATCCGCAATACTTGTTCAGCAGATCGCGTATTTTCGGCCAATGACCGAGGTTTTGTCCGCCGGCCTTTACAAGAACAGTATTGCACTGTGCATATTCAAGGCCCTGGGCGGTGATGGTGTTCAGGGTGTCCGTGGGATGCTGCCCCAGTTCCTGCCCCTTGAATTTCACCACATGGGCAGACACAAGGGCTTCACGGTCATGGGCTGTTACCGTGTGCATCGGCTGTGATACATCCAGGGGGTTGCCGTTTCCGTAGTATTCCACAAGGTTGGCACAGGTCAGGCCGTACCGGTTGGAAGCGTCCACGGTGTTGAGGGGGACATTCAGACCGGAAGCACGGACGTTCTCAGTCTGTTCGGTATGGTATTGAATCAGGCTTGCAGCGGAAAGAATCTGTCCGCCGGCGGTTCGGATGGTATGCACCGGACTGCCCACATCGCTGCCAACACTGCCCCCGGTGTTGCTGAAGGTGTATGGAACCATTACAGAACTGCAGACACCGCCGGTATACTTACCCGTTACAGTGTTCACGGGTTCTGTGACGGTGCGCGTATGACCGTCACCGCCGTGGTTGCACTCCACAAGGAAGGGCTTTCCGCTTTTGATGGTGAACTTGTCCACACCGCGGATTATGCGGCGGAGGGTGTTATCAGCAAGGGGACGAATGGCATTCACACCATATTTTTCCTTGATTTCCTGTTTGCTTGCGAAAATGGAATAGGTTGGTTGGCTCCAATCAATGATTTCCGCTGCAGATCTCCAGGGCAAAAGCTTTCCGGAAAGAACTTCCTCGCTGTCCCTGGGTGCGTGTGTGCGTTCAGGCCAAACAATGGGTTTTCCATCGCAACGGGCAACCAATACAAACCGCTTTCGGGTTGTCGGTGCGCCGTAGTCAGCAGCCACCAATTCCCGGAATTGGATGTTATATCCAAGCTTTGACAGCTGCTTGATGAACTTCCGGAAGGTCTGACCGGCTTTCTTCTTGATGGGCTTGCCCCTTCGGACTGGCCCCCAGGTCTGAAATTCCTCCACATTTTCAAGCATGATCACACGGGGGCGGACAGTGCCGGCCCAACGGAGGACAATCCAGGCAAGGCCGCGAATCTTCCGGTCAACCAATGCCGCGCCCTTTGCTTTGCTGAAATGTTTGCAGTCAGGGGAAAACCATGCCAAACCAACGGGACGGCCTTTGCAGACGGCAACGGGGTCAACGTCCCAAACGGAAGCTTGCAGGTGGGTGGTATACGGGTGGTTGGTTTTATGGAGCAAAATAGCGTCCGGGTCATGGTTGATGGCGATTGCAACAGGTCTGCCGGCGGCAAGTTCGATTCCGGTGGAAGCGCCACCGCCTCCGGCAAAATTGTCCACAATGATTTCATCGAATATATTGATTTGGTTCAATTACTATCCCCTTTCTTTATCTGCATAGCGTTCAGCAAAACTGAAATGCGCGTTCTGTCCCAAGCCCGGACAAACCATGTGCGCCAGATCGCGCAAGCACGCTTTTCGCATTCTGCAGGGTTTTCCACTTGGGTGCAATTTTCACACGGACTTTTCATGCGTACCACTTCCTTTCCCGATAAGGATACATTCAACGTCCGCGCCCAGCTGAAGCAGACGGGCCAGGAACATCGGGGACGGGGCGCAACCATCGCGCCATGAAAAGAATGTTTTCTTATCACAGCCGATTTGACGGGCAACAGCATTCCACTTTTCATTCGGGAACAGGCGGCAAACTTCTGAATATGCCCGTTGTCCAATGCGAATATCGCTTTTCCGCTTCATGCTGTTTTTCTCCCCTCGCAAGCGTTCAACAGGTTCCACCCGTTTTCAACGGTGGGGTTCTTCCTGAAGTCGGCCCGGGCAAGTTCGGTGCGCCTGATAATGTCAGAAACATCATCAATCATTTGCCACTGGATTTTATAGCACTCGTATTCACTGAGCATTTGCCGCTTTTCCTTTTGGGCGGTATCCCGGTCGATGATTCCTTTTTTGAATTGGTCATACAGTAAGCGCAGCTGTTGGAATAAAAGTTGATCATAATACGGCAGCCCATCGGGCATATCGTCACCGTTCATGGCCTGTTTTTCATAAGGCAGGGTCACACCGGTGGGCTTGGGAGGTTCAGATACCACAGTAATGCCTCCTTTCCAGATTCCCACCCTTCACAAATCACGGAAGCATAGCCTTTTGAAATCAGCTGTTCATTCCACCACAACTGATCATCGGAAACCGTGCCGCCGTCTGACCGTTTCATTTCGATGAACAGGCCGTGGAACTGACCACGGGCAACGGGGAGGCACAGATCAGGAACACCGCGTTTGACACCCATCTTTTTCAAGATGGCGGCTTGCCGTTTGTCGGAACGCTCGTTCGGGATGTGAAACAGATATTTCAGGTCGGGATACTGTTTGCGGATGGTGGGTTGCTGGCCCCATTTCAGGAGCCATATTTGTTCTTGGGTTTCGTTGGGAATTGCGGCACTCACCGGCGCACCTTCTTTCCTGCGAAAATGCGGTTCAGGATGTGGGTGGCCTGTAAACGGGTCAGGGTGCCGGTATCAACGTCAATCTTCCTGCGCTGAATCTGCGCTATCTGATTTTCGGTTGCCGGTTTGCTGCCCCAACGCTTTGCTATTTCCAGATCCCACAATTTCCGTTCATCCGGATAGTTGGTGCAAAGGGCCAGATATGCCCGGTCAAGTGCTTGCTGATACGGCACCAATTCACCGCCCAGGCGGACACGGCCCAGGGAATCAGGGCAAGGAATGACGATTTTCTTTCCCTGCGGCAGAGAACAGACAAGGGAGCCGTCAGGCATCTTGAAATAATTGACGTTGTGGGTGTTGTATTGCATTTCCTTTGCCCACAGGTCAACAATCTTGACGTTCTTTATCCAGCTTTCGGGACAGTCTGCAGCCATAACCGCCCGTTCAGGCAGTTCAAAAATGGGGCCTTGAATCTGCTGCTGCTGTTTTGCCGGGATGTCGGAAAGGTCAATACCCAACAGGGAAGGTGCCGTGCAAAGGTTGGCTTTGCCGGTGATACCAACGCAGTCAATCAGAATGAGCCTTTCCTTGTCCGGGTGGAGCCGCAGACCGCGCCCAACCATTTGGGAATACAGGCTATCCGATTTCGTGGGCCGTGCGATAATGACCGATTCAACGAGGGGGATGTCTGTACCTTCGGTGAACACCATAACATTGACAATGCACGGGATTTCTCGCCGGGAAAAGCGTTCAATGATTTCGGCCCGGTCTTTGGTCTTGCCGGTCACCACAACAGCGCCGTGGATGCGCTTTGCAATTTCTTCGGCTTGATGGACAGACACGGCGAAAATCAGGGTTGCACCCTTTGCGTGTTCCCGATATGCCTGGGCAATGGCATCGGCGGTGCCGTCCATGGCCTCGTCCAGTTCGCCGGGGGCATAATCGCCATTGCGAACCGTGACACTGGACAGGTCGAAACCGATGTTGACGCGCAGACAGTAAATGTCACAGAGGAAACCGCTTTGGATGGCCCACCGAAGATCCCTTTGAAAGATGATTTCAGAATACACATCATCCAAACGGGCTTTATCTCCACGGTTGGGGGTGGCGGTGAAACCAATGTGCTTGTCCGGGGTGAAGTGGTCATAAATCTTTTTGTAAGTACCTGCGGCAGCGTGGTGGGCTTCATCCGTAATGATCATGTCAAAGTCATGGGGATTGAACCTTTCCAGGCGGCGCACAAGGGACTGAACGGAAGCAATGACAACATCCTCGCCGTGGCTGTGTTCGGCGGCAATCTCAAAGCCAACCGGGCAATCGTAGTATTTGGCAGGTTGGCGCACCAGTTCTTCACGGTGGGCAAGCACCAGAACGCGGCCTTTCCGGGGGATGTGGGTGAATGTTGCTGTTTTGCCGCAGCCGGTGGGCATCTGCACCAGATAAGAACCGGGCGGCATGGACTGTATCTTTTCAATACATTCCTTTTGGTAATCGCGTAATTGTATTGTTGTCACCTCCATGCGGAACATGGCAGAACAAGTGCGGTACGCAATGTTCCGCAACAATTCAATTAAAATAGTTTTTAATTAAAGGAACTTTTCAACAATTTAATTAAAATATTTAATTAAAAAGTTTAATTAAAATCGGGCGCGGAACTGCGGAACAAATTCGCGCATTGTCCTATATAGGGAAAACACATATACCATTCCGGGACACTCTTTTATTTCCCTATATATACTTGTTTGGGGTGTTCCGCGTGTTCCGCAGTTCCGCACTTTCAAAAACCTGTTGCGCCGCAACGCTTTTTCGGTTTCAATGCGCGGAACAAACGCGGAACAATGTACCGCATTTGCAGAACATTACAGATACGAACCGTCATATTCGGTCGAATCTTCATCGACTGCCAGGGTAAGCACCACACATTCCGTGCGGACACCGCCCACCCGTTTGCATTTGGTGTATGCCCGTCCTTTGGTTTCAATCAGGTGGTTCGACTTCAGATAGGACAGGGTTGCGGATCCTGAAAACCCAGCGTCAGCAATGGCCCTGTTAAAAATGGCGCGGTTGATGAATGCCCGGTTACCTTCCAGAACACCGTAAACATCGCCGCCGGGTGCAAACTCATTGTGATAAAAGTGGTTGACGTTGGAAGCTACCCAGTCACAGAGCCAGTCATATGCACGCTTGCCAGCTGACACGGAATCACGGGAGGCAAGGAACTGGGCAATATCTTCGGCGGTCAATACGGTTTCACCATCATCGCGGTATATCCACAGGGAAGCAAGGAAATCGGCGGTCAGGATGGCAGCGGCGGCCATGGCCTGTTTTTCCGTGGAATCGCCCTGCCGCAGTTCGTGAAAGTTTTCGTTGTAACACTCCCGAACCTGTTGCAAGATCTTTTCGGATGAATACAGCTTTTCCACGAAGATGTAACCGGCGAAACCATAGTTTTGCTTCAGCACACCGGAAATCCGTTGACCGTCACGAATGACGGCATCACCTGCAGTGCATTCGATATTCAGCACACGGTTGACAGCACCGGCACCGGAAGCCTCGCCATATATGGGGCTTTCACCGGTTGTCAGAAAACAGGTACTCCATGTGGGGGTCTGTTCAATGCCACCGGAACGCTTGCCACGGGCACGGCCTACACCCTGGGCAAGCTGATAAACGTCAAAGTTGGAACGGCCATGGCTGTCCTTTGTAAGCTGAAGTTCATCAATGCACATGGGCAGGTGGTTCAGGAACGCGGCGGTTCTTTCGTGGCCCACCTGGGTGGCATTAAAGGTCTGGATATAGCTGCCAAGCGCAGGGTTGCCCCAGACGGACGCGGCGGCCATAAGGCCCACCGTTTTACCGGTACCGGAATCAACACCCCACAGGTGGACGAAGAACGGCAGAGCGCCAACAATGGACAGAATGGGAGCCGCAAAGGAGGCAGCAATCAGAATCTTTGCCGTCACGGACATTTTGCGGCATTCCATAATTGCGTCATACCATGCGCCAATAGAACCCTCCTGTTTGATGGTGTCATACAGGTTTTTGAATGAAGCCTCGCCGTCAAAAACAAGGTCAGGCACATACGGGGAAAAACCATATCCGGGGATGTGGCCCAGCCGCCCGATGGACTTGCTTTCCGGTATCAGATCATAATTCAGGTTTTCCATATCGTTCAGGTAATCCACAAGGGTGGAGGCCGTTGAACTTGTCACGGAAATGCCCTGCATTGCCAGGGTGGTGATTGACCGGGCTGTGGAAATGATGTCCTTTCCCACAATGGTGGTCAACCACCGTTTATCCCGTCCGGAGCGCTTATAGGCAAGCTTTATCTTCACCTCATTGGTGTCGATATTCACAAGCCGTTCCACCGGCATGATCGGGTGTGCGCAAGCATATTCCCGGCCACCCATGGGGGTTTCCCGGTATATGCCCCAGTCGGTCGATTCCCAAATACCGCAATTCAATTCCATTTCCTGCCCATCGAATTCGGTTTGATTCGGCACAAGGTTCTTTCTGCGTTCGGTCTGCTTTGTTTCAAGAAAACGCTTCAGCATATCCTTGAAACCCACGAATTTGACTTCTTTGGCACGGGCATTCATTTTCACAACCGCCGTCTGAAACAGGAAAGGCGAGGCATGAAGATCGTATAATTTCTCATACGGTGCCTCCGTAAGAAAATCCTGATATGTGTATTCATACTTTTCAGGTAAAAACACAATTTCAGGGCTTTCCACCTTCCCCGATTCCAATTCGTTGGTTGGCTGCATGGCATCACTTCCTTATTCCAAAGATTTATAATCGATAATGCCGGTCAGCTTTTTGGTGGCGCGGCAGTATGCGCACTTTCCGCAGGGAATGGGGGCAATGCGGCCCTGTTTGATGGCATGATACCGGGGCGCTTTGTCCTCGACTTCCGCAAGCTTGGCGGCAAGATCATCGTCAGGAATGTACAGGGCATTCAGGTCGGGGGAATCTTCCTTTGTGCCGGGGGCAAGGATGAAAGGAAGCATATTGCCCTCGATTTCCTGATAAATGGCACCCTGAATGTCATACCCCCAGGCTTCCACAAAGTTCACCTTGCGGTGTTCTTCTTCAGACCATACGGGGGCAAAGTCCTTCATGGCCTTTTGGTCAACAATGGCACCGTCACACATTCCCAGGGCTTCGGCAGCTTCGGGGAATTCATTGACGATGGTCTGACAAATGTCACCATCCAAAAGGCTGTCAATGCGGATTTTGAACCAAACACCGTTGATCATGCCAACGCAAATGACCTGTTTCTTGCCAGACATAAGCAAGGAATACAGCCGGTCGGATTCCATACGGGCAATGATTTTGTCCGCGTGGGTGTATTCTGCTTTCAGGGAGCCGTCACGCTTGAAAATTTCAGGATGTTCCCGGCGGTACTCGTCCATTTCACCGGCAAAGTGGGCATCAATATAGCCGCCAACCAAAAGCGCAGTGGTGGTGGGGGGCTTGTACTCACCCTTCAGGTGGGCAAGGGCTGCCGCTTCACATTCCTGGAATTCTTTGAACTGGGTGGAACCCATGTATTCCCACTGCAGTTCCGGGGAATAGTAATTTTCCCGTGTGACTTCGGTCAATTACAGCACCTCCGTTTCGGTGGCTTCGGGGGTGGGGGTGGGTTCTGCAGGGGCTTCGGGTTCAGCCGGGACCGGGGCGGCGGCAGTCTGGGAGGCCTTGCGCTTCTGGGCGCAGTCAGCACACAGGGGGACACCGTAATGCTTCGTGGTATATGCCACCATCCACCGGGCATCCTTGCCCATAGCCGGTTTGATTTCGCCTTTGCAGTCGGTGCAAGGGGGAATGGGGGCCGGTGCCGCCTGTACACGGGGCTTGAAAGAACGGATTCGGACACCGTCAGTCATACCACCATCCTGGGGGTCGCGCACATTGTGGTCAATGTAAAGCTGAATCTGCTTGCCCACAAGGGTGGACGCTTTTGCATCGCCGTACAGCTTCCGCAGAACCTTGCGGTTCGTTGCGTTGATGATCAGGGGCCGAACCTGACGGATACCAGGAACAGACTTTTCCACGAAGGTCAAAACGTCTTTGTTTTCCTTGCCGCGCTGCAGCGTAACCATGCCGTTCCAAAGTCCCTCGATGGTAAGAACAGGCTCCACACCATCGTCAATATCTTCTGCGCCAAGGTATTCAGAACCACGGCACTGGCCAAGCCGTTCGTCACCGTTCAGCCGGGTAAGCTTGTCTTTTGCCATTTTTATCCTCACTTTCTGATTGAAATTTGAATGGAATCAATGTAGAATGAAAGGGTCAAAACCCATTTTGACCTCTCTTGCCGCTTTCCGGGTTCCACCGGGAGGCGGCGCTTTTTTTACGCAATGCCACGCATACGAAGCTTGACGATGTTGGCACACCGGGAAATGAATTCGCCGTTTGTGGGCTTGCCCTTGTCTGCACTGACGGTATTGCCGAAATACTTGAAAAGGGTATCCTCGTCACAGCGAAGCCAAATGACCTCAATCAAGTGGCGAATGGCGCGTTCAACACGGGAAGCGGTGGTGTCATTCTTGGCGGCAAGGGTGGGATACAGGCCAAAGGTGATGTTGTCAATGTACATCCGGCTTTCCACCACAAGCAGGACACCCTGAATGGCAAGTTCATGGCCCATAAGGTGATCAGGTGCGCCAATCTCCAGGAACAGGCGGCGCACAATAGCTTCAGGATCTTCGGGGGCATACTTGCAGGACATCAATTCCAGAAGTCTGGAACGGGCCTTGTCGCGCTCAGCAGGATCCTCCGCCAGAAGATAAGTACAAACAGCGTCAATGCGCTTTTCGATATTGGACATGGTATATTTCTCCTTTCAAATGGGGTTACAGTGCCGTGATGGTGATAAATACGAAAAGGGCAACGGCGCCGAACAGGATCAGGGGCAGCGCATTCCGAACATTCTGAATACGCTCATCAAGGGCCGCGGATTCTTCAGAGGGAAGAACCGGGGAAGGTTCCACGCTGACCACTTCGGGGGCGGTGTCAGCTGCCGGGATTTCAAAGGTGGGCAGTTCGCCACCAGGGCCGGGGCCATACTTGTGGCACTTGTTTACCATGCCGATGACTTCAAAATCAGCATCCATATATTCCTGTTCGTTCATATTTCAAACTCCTTTTCTATTTCTTGCCTTTCATAATGGCATCCATCAGGCTTGCACCATGTCCAGATAACGGGTGAACCGGAGCAATCTTTCTTCGGCTCGTTGCAAGTTTCTGCTCACGGTGCTTTTGTTGACTTTCCTTTCGTCTGCTATCTGCTGAATCGTCTTTCCCATCAGGTAATACGCGAGGAACGTATCCTGCTGGGCTTCCGTCATCTCGTTCGCGACAATCGCTAATATAATTGGAAAGCGTTTGTCTTCCGGGGCATTTGTCAATATCGGCAAAGCAGTTTGCAGAGTATTTTTCATTGCGGTAAAACCCCCTTTCGTAGTATCGGGCAGTCAATTCCGCAAGCTCATTCATTTCGGTCAACATGGGGGTCAGTTCAGCAATGCGCCGTTTCTGGCTCCATGCAACCTCCGGGTCGGTTGTTGCTTTCAGTTCCCGTCTAAGCGCAACCAAACGGTTTTTGATTAAAAGTGCGGAGTGCCGGTATTCTGCACTTAGATCGTTAAGAGCCAAGCGTTTCAACCTCACACAGTTTATTGATTTCCTTTTTGCCGTAGCCCAGGAAGGACAGCAGCACGAAAGGATGAAGCGGAACAACCTTCACAAGCTTTTTCAATTCGCCCAGGGTGAAGTCCTCCGGATGCTTCAGCCGCCGCAAAAGGGTTTGATACGGAATACCGGAAGCATCGGCAAGGACACGGTTGTTCATCAGATCGGCGGCACCCTGCCGGGTGCGGATTTCACGCAACAGAGATTCGGCGGCATACTTATCGGCATATTGGGGAATCTTGGGCATTTGGGGTTCCTCCTTTCCGTCCAGTTTGTTGGACACAAAATGTGCTAAGATTCGGGCGCGTCAGGGGTCAGCAGTTCGTCAATCGTGCATCCGTACAGGGTTGCAATGGGTCGCAACAGGGATGTACGCGGCAGGGTCTGGCCCGTTTCCCACTGGCAGACGGCGGCGGCACTTACGTCAAGGGCCTTTCCAACATCTGCCTGAGATAACCCAGCCTTTAGCCTTGCTGACAGAAAACTCAAAAATTTCAGCCTCCTTTACTAAGTTGATACTTGACAACTTAGTAAGTTTCGCTTAATATAAGAAGTACCACCAACTCATATTTTGCAAAGTGCTTACTAAGTTTTTAGGGGTTTTCTGCGCTTTTTCCCAAGCGCAAGCTTAGTATATACTAAGTTTTACTTAACGTCAAGCCCTAAACCTTAGCAAAAACTAAGTTTGGAACTTTGCACAAAAAGGACGGGCTTTATATGGACACTTTAGCAATTATTAAGCGTATCGAATTGCGCATTGCTGAACTGGGAATGTCTAAGGCTGACTTTTACAAGCAAAGCGGCATTTCCTCCGCTTCATATTCCCAATGGAATACCGGGCGGTACAAACCCACCGAAAAGAAATTGGCAAGTGCTGCCGCGTGCCTGGGTGTTTCCGTTGAATACCTGCGCGATGGCATAGAAACAAAAAAAGCGCCCACCGATGAAGGTGGACGCAAAGACGTATTGGACGAGGTTGATATTGCCTTTTATGGTGATTTCAAGGAACTGTCCGAAGCTGATCAGGACGTTATCAGAAACATGGTAGCAGTCATGCGACAGAGAAGGGCGGCAGAGAGATAAACAGGAGATCCCCCGTGTTTGAATTATCCCATTTTTATGATTACTGCAAAAGCAATGATATTCTTGTGATTCCCTTTGACGGTATGCCGTCAGAAGGTGCCACGGTGCGTGACGGGTCATGCTATGGCATTTTTTTGGACTTCACAAAAATACACACCACCCGGCAGTTGCGCGGCACCTGTATGCACGAACAGGGCCACACGGCAACCGGCGCATTGCATAAGGTTTCAAGCCCATTTGAAACCGTGGAGCGTGCGGAACACCGGGCGAACCGGTGGGTTGCTGAAAAGTATTTGACTGCTGAAGACTTCCGCCAAGCTTTTGCCGCAGGATATACCGCGCTGTGGCAGCTGGCAGAATGGTTTGATGCACCGGAACCCGATGTGCAACGGGCTTTCCGGTATTGGACAGAAAATAGGGGAATGACCTTTTCCCCGGCATAGAAAAGAGGTTATTTTATGAAATGTCCAAAGTGTGGAAGCAACAATGTAAACGTCACTGTTATCAATGAACAGCAGGTAAAGAACAAAAAACATGGTCTGCTGTGGTGGCTGTTCATTGGTTGGTGGTGGATCCCGATTTGGTGGGTATTCTTCACCCTTCCTGCGCTGATTGTTGCCATTTTCGCACCGAAGAAAAAGAAGATTACAAACAAGCAGAAAACCGTCTGTGTGTGCCAGAACTGCGCCCACCGGTGGGATGTGAAGTAAGAAAAGAAGTTATAAAAGTAAGAAATCCCCCCGGTGCGCCAACACCGGGAGGACTATATACAGCATACCGCACTCCGCACTACCAAAATGGGGTAAGTCTGCCCATTTATAATAACAGACTTGCCCCGGAAAGGCAAGGTCTATTATGTCAATTCCCACACCGAAAAAGCAACCCTCCGGGTCTTGGTTCGTCCGGGTCACGGTGGATGGTGTCACCCATCCAATCACCAGACCAACCAAAAAAGAATGTATCAACGAAGCCATGGCAATCAAGTCCAGGGCAAAGGAAGCAAAAAAGCGCAACCCCACAACGCTGACAAAGGCCATTGACAACTATATTGAATCCCGTGAAAATGTGTTGTCACCTTCCACGATCAGGGGATACAAGGCCATTCAGCGCCTGAGATTCCAAACCGCAATGCACAAAGTCATTGAGGACGTAACAAATGAACAATGGCAAAGAATTGTAAACGCTGAAGCAAAGCTATGTTCAGCCAAAACCCTGAAAAACGCATGGGGTTTCATTGCTTCGGTGGTTTATGACGCGACAGGCCGCAAGGTGTCCGTGCGGCTGCCGCAGGTGGTGGAAAATGATTTGCCATTCCTTACCGCTGAACAGATTCCCACATTCCTGGGAGCCATAAAAGGGGACTTCTGCGAAATCGCCATACTGTTGGGTTTGTCCGGTCTGCGCCGGTCCGAAATTATGGCGGTCAAGTGGGAGGACATCGATCTGGAGGCCGGTTGTATCCATGTCCACGGTTCTGCCGTGCTGGACAAAACCGGAAAGCTGATATACCGGGAAGAAAACAAAAACAAATCATCCCGGCGGACGGTTCCGTTTCTTCTGCCACAGCTTCGGGAAGCGGTTCAGGCGGCAGAAAAGCGGACGGCATACGCTGTCACTTGCAACCCCAATACCATATACAATTCCACAAACAGGGCTTGCAGAAGGGCAGGGTTGCCAGAGATAGGCGCACACGGTTTGCGGCGGTCTTTCGCTTCCTTGGCCTATCACTTGAATATGCCTGAAGCTGTGACAATGAAAGCCGGTGGTTGGTCTGATATTTACACCATGCGGAAGATATACACAAAGATTTCCGAAAAGGACATTGCAGATCACGGGCAGCAGTATGAGGCATTTTTTACCCAACTGGACAACCCGAAGCAAAATTGTAATGAAAATTGTAATGAAAACGAAAAGGGACTAGAGGCGCAACCGGTTTGACGATTTTTTTAACGGGTTCGAGTCCCATCTCTCGCACCAACTGGAAACCGCTCTGGATGTTAGTCCAGGGCGGTTTTTTACTGCCTTTTCAGGATATTCCCGGAAAGCCTGAACTTTATCGTTATAAAATATGAGAACGGACGTTCGGAAATGATAAGCAAAAACCACCGCCGAAAACCGGAAATTGCAATGAAATTGTAATGGCCCAGAAACGCAGAAAACCCCTCCCCGGGTTGGGGAGGGGTTCGATTCATTTACGCGCAGAAACCTTCAACAATGGTATCGGTGACGGGTTCAGGGTCGGGCGCAGGTTCAGGAATGGCAACGGGGCCAGTATGGGCGGCATCTGCCAGACCTTCGGCCAGCAGATAACCCAGGATGGAAGCGCCCTGCAGAATCAGACCGGAAATGGTTTCAGCGGTTTCGGCATTGCCGTCCATGGCAACAATCAGGCCAGACACGAAACCGGCGATTGCAACCCACAGCTTGCGACTGGTCAGCTTACGAATGATAAATTCCTTGTTCATAAGTAAAACCTCCTTAGTTCTTCGGGGGCTTGTGGAAGCCCTCCAGGTCTTCGATACGGTGATTGATAACCTTGATCTGTTCCTCGACAACAGGCATCCGCCGGGCGAAGTTGTTATGTTCCCGGACTTCCCGGGTCAGTTCGTCCACCTTGGTTTCCATGACCGCCTGTGTCTTACCGTTGGCAATCAGAACACCCAGAAGGGTGATAGCGCCGGTGATGATTGATGCAATAATCGTTTCCGTCAGTGTCACCCCCTGTTATGCGTGTTCCCAAGAGTGTATACCGCCGCATTTGGAACAGTCAGCAATTTCCCACCAACTTTCCTCAGTTTCCTCGACTCCGTTGGGGGTGACATAGTTCAGAACTGCGCGGCACTCAAAATCAGCGCTTTCGGGAATGGTAACCGTGTAGATATGACCATTCACCAAATCATATTCCCCGATTTCAACAGGGATGGAAACAGGCTCGTTTTCCTTTATGGGGCGCATGATATATTCCAAGGAAAGGCCACGGACAAATGTTGCATTGATACCCGAAAGAGTAACCGCAACCGTTGTACCGCTGTCAGTTTGGTTGGAAATCCGTGCGCTAATATACGGGCAGCAAGCTTTCTCACGATCAAACGGAGGCGGAACAAACTGTGCAATATCCAGCAGAACCGGGGGTGTACAAAGCTGCCTTGTTTCATCCTCGGTTTGAATATCGATGCTGAACATAACCGGCGATGCACTGTTGATTACTTCGGGCGGAAGCTTCACCGTCACAACATTCCCGTTGATAGAATACGCGTCAACACCATCAATTTGGGTGTAGCTTCCACGAATGCCGTCAAGGTTCTTCCAATGCGCCTCGATTTCATAACCTGCAGGAACTTGGCGCGAAAAGCAATGGCCAAACAAATGGAATGCAATGCTGTGGTGGTGTCCGCTGCCGTTGTTGCATAGCCGAAGGGGTGGGATATACCGCTGACAACATCCGAAGTCAACATATACGTCATATGTGCTGTGAATCATGGGCGGCCCCCTTAATCAACGTCAACATGAACCCAACTGCCGTCAATGGCATAAGTATACCGGACACCGGGAATGGTCTGCAGATAGGCAACCACGGTGTTGGCAGACTTACCACGCACGCAGAAGTCAGCGGCCTTGCCCTCCAGGTGGCGGCTGTTGTACACACCGCCAACATTGGCATTGTGGGTCTGGCACCGGACACCGCTGGAAATGGTGACAGGCACACCGTAATGTTCCCGGATACCATCAAGCAGAACCAGAAGGTTCCGGCTGATCTGTTCGGGGAAGCCGTCACAATACCGGTTGCATTTACAGGCAAATTCATCAGGGGTGAAATACTTGATTCCATCCCATACGGAACCCGTTTCCGGTTCCGCTTCGGTGACGGTAAATGCGCCCTCGATCTTTGCGTCAATGGCTTCGGAAATCAGGAAAGCGGTGGTCTGATCAATGTCACCGGTGACGGCCAGACCATTCCTTTCCTGAAAGGTTCGTGCTGCAGCCTTGGAGCCGCCACCCCAAGCACCGTCAATGGCACCGGTGTACAGGCCCAGGAATGCAAGCAAGTTTTGCTTTTCCTTTACGGTCAATATATTACCTCCTCATATACAGGCTGTTAATAACACATATCCCAGGAAATACCGTTATCGCAATATGGAATGTACTGATCCCAACTTGTGCCGTTGTCTATATAAACAAGGTACGCTTCAAACGAAACACCGTTGTCTATGTAAACAAGGCCCAATATATTGGCAGTCGATACAACCTTGACAGCCGCGGTAACGGTGTGCGTGCTTCCGGATGTGAAATCAGAACCGTTGACGGTATGTGTTGCGATTTCATAGCCGGTAGACGCTGAAAATGTTATTTTCAGGACATCAGAATAATAAATGGTTGCACCGTTGGAAAGTTTTCCAGTGGTAGCGCCTTGCTTCGGGGAACTTGTTCGGTTTACTGTGATTGACGAGCCTGTTCCTGCACTTATTGAAAGGGAAAATGATTTAACCGTTGCCGTGGCATAGACACTGACGTTTCCGCTGACGGTATACGTTCCGTTGCTATGTGAACGGGACGAAATATCATATCCGGTTTTTGCGGAAATCGTTATTGACAGGCTGTCACCCTTTTGGAGTGTTGCACCGTTTGAAAGGGTTGTGCTGCCCCTTTTTACGGTGATGGTTGTGCCTGTGCCCTGGCTGATTGACAAGGTAAAATCAAATTCAACGGTAAACAGGCCGTTTGTGCCACCCGTCCAGGAGCCGCTAGAAGTACAAACCTGAAAAACATAATTCTTTCCGTCTGTGGCGGTGAATGAAGCACTAGAATTTCGGGTTTCCGTAATATAATGCTTTGTGTCAGGGTTTTGCCCTCTCACTCGCCAGTAAAGGGAAGTGCTGGACACCTTAACGGTTACCGTGGATCCAGAAAGCGAAATTGTTGCCGTGACACCGTTGACAGTGACAGAACTTGGAGAAATAGCCACTAGCTGCCCACCTTCTTAAAGAAAAGTCTTCCGGGGGTGCCAGCTGCCGGGAGGGTAGTTCCGTACTGACCTGTTTCCAGAATTGCACCCAAGTAACCGGCAAGCGTTTCCTCCAAATATCCCAGGGGCACAGCATCAGTATCGTCTGTGGGGTCGGACAAACCCGTTACGGTTTTTCCGTTCATGTGAACGTCCCAACCAACGTCAACAGCCTCGTCAACTTCGGAAATCTTGCCAAGGCCAATACCGCGCCCGTTTGCCTTGTAGTGCATAATTGTTGCGGCTGTGGAGGCGGTAGTTGCCTTTGCAACGGCAATGAATTTGTCTGTTGCGGTCAGGCGAACGTCGTAAGAAGATCCGGTGTCAGCGGTAAAAAGATACGTTTTCCCGGAAATGGAAAAATTGCCCGTGTACTGTGTCAAATTGACAACGGTGTAACTGGTTGCGGTGGTTTTCTTGTATTCCAGCTTATACGAAACAGTGTTTTGCCCATCCAGAGAATCGGCCCCGGCAGAGAAAGTAACCTTGACATAGCCACCCTGATCGTTTGCCGTACCGTCACTATTGCAACGAAGCACGGCAAGCTGTGAAACATTGGGCCGTGAATACTCATCAACGTCAATGGTGTATTCGATCTCTGTTGTTCTGTTTCGGCTGTCCGTTACGCTAACCCGGATGGTTATGCTTCCGGACTGCGTAAGAACACCGGTGGTGGAATCTGCAGTTGTAAGCGTTTCACCGTTTGCGGCGATTTTATACGATTTGACAGTTGCGCCGTGCGGAGCCGTTGCTTTTACTACGGTTCGCAAGCATGACAACATCTGCAGATAAACACCATATGTGTCCTTGTAACCGGCAGCATCGGAGAATTCAACCGTAAAAGACGGCTTTACACTGTCAGGAATAGAACAGGTGAAGCTTGCAGAATCCGTGCCAATGGAAGTGCTTCCGGAGTACGTTGTCAAGGTAAGCTTTACGGTGACAGTTGTACCCGTGGTGTTTGCCGTTGCAAGGTCAAGGGGCGGTGTCCATTTGATGCTTTTACTGCTGGTCTTTGAAACAATCGTTCCCGTTTTGGTACCGCAACTGTAGGAAACCGTATATTTCAGGGATGTGGAATCACTTACAACAGAAATTGTCTGTTCCGTTCCAAGTGTGCCATTTCCAACGGACAGGGTTGCAGAACGGTGGATCGTGTCAAGGACGGCAATACCACTGCCGGTCAAAGTGTAACCGGAAAGGCTTGTATTTGCCTGACCGTTACAGGTAAGCGAAATGGAAACGCTTTTCTTGCCATCATTATCGTGGTAAATGGTCAAGGTGTCCTCGAAGATACAGACAGAATCCTCGAATTCCTGATAACCGGTCAATTTGTATGATGTGCCGTCAATGGTGATGGTGCCGCTTGTGTAGCTGTTGGAAGATGTGAGGTATCCGTCAGTTTTCCACATGGTGGCACAAACATAAAGACTTGAATAGTTGCCCGCCGTGTTCGCGGTAGATTCCCAATAAATACTACCCTCCCAGGCTTTGGCAGAGTCAAGGGATATCGTATTACTAGCCATTTAACCACCCACTTTCAGGAATGACAGGGAGCCGTCAGAACGGGGGACAAAGGCAAAAGAACCGAACTGCGCCCGTTCATTCACACCGATGATGATATTACCTGTGTGGAAGTTTTCACCATCCCACAAACCGAACTGAACACCGTTTTTCTTGAAAACAATGCCTGTTTCGTTGTCCAATTCCAACGTCAACGCGCTATCACCAGAACCGATTGTAATACCGGTTTCACCGGAAAATTTAATATACTTATACAGTTTATTAAACTGTTCCTGCAGCCCATTGTCAGAGCCTTGCGCGCCCTGTTCAATGGTTTCAAAACGCATTGAAATCTGTTCGGACATAACGTCAAACTCTGCAGACTGTTCCGTGATTCTGTCCCCAAGGTCTGACAGGCTGTCTTCCACTTCTCCGATGGCTTTCATTTTAAGCACACCGTTGTCAAGATCCAGAAAGAACGTTTCACCGTCCCTGCTTCGGATAGTACCGGCAACCAACTGGGCGGCGGTCACAAAGTTTGCCAACAGCCCATCCTCAAGCGTTGCACCGAAAATATACGGGCCATTATAGCCGGTTTTGGAAGCGGCCCAACCTTCATAATTGAACCGCCACACCTTCGCCGCCTGGGAAGGATCCTCATGGTCAGCAATGTACAATTCATCCGGATTGCCGTCCCCGTTGGTGTCCAACAGACGGACAGCACCGCCATTGATACCGGGGATGGTAACAGAAAGCTTGTCATTGATGATGGAGGTCATGTCCTGGGCGGATGGCCTTTTACTGATTTCCTGCTGCTGTTTGACAATGGTGGTTGCAAGATCGCTTTTGACTCTGCCAAGGGTAACGCTGTTGTAACGCTCCAAAATGGGGTCAAAGTCAATTTTGACCGCACGGGCGGAAGCATTCACATTCATCCGGGGGAATACAACGGAAACGGTATCACCCAAAAGCACCCTTTCCAGAAGGGCCGCGCCCTTGTATTCCTCAGTCTGTTCCAGCTGAACAAATTGCACCGTCCACGAAATATCAGGAACACCGATATTGTTGTTGACCATGTAATTTTCAGCGGCTTCCCGAAGCTGTTCCTCCGTGGGGGCAGCATCGAACTTCTGGGAAAGGTCAAGGGGCAAAATCCGGGTGAAATTGTAAGTACCGGCGGCATGAATGATCTGTTCGGGCAGCATGACCACATCGCCCTCGTAAGGCTTCCAATACGGGAAAACACCCGTGTAAACATTGGCGCAATTCCTGTCCTGTTCCAAGGTGCTGAGATTCTTACCGTAGCGAATGGAAACACCACGGTCAGCACCCAAACGGGTTTGCAGGGCGATATTATAACCGTCAAAGTCATATTCACCGCCGTACCGGTCCAGGATGGAGCCAGCGGAACCACCCATGATTCCCCAAATGGATTTCGGAACATCCACGGTCAAACTACCGGCAACGGTTTTGTCCGTGCTGAAGGAAAAGGGGCAGTCTGTGGCGGCATTCACGGAAAGGTTGCGCACAGCGTCCGCACAGCTGGCAGCGGTAAACGGGGCGCAGGGAATGCCCATTGTGTCATACGCAATATGACGGGCATATGCGGTGATGGTGCCTTTGCTGACGGGATTCACCCGGTAAATACGGAACGGCTGTGGATCCGTAACAGGGTCAGGCTTTGCCATAATAATGAAACGGTCAGCTATGAATTTTGCATAGGTACCCGTGTCCGGGTATTTAAGCATCAATTCATACTGACCGTTTAATTCGCGCACAACCTTGGAGGTAATGGCATCGGATAGAACACCAATGCCATTATTTCTGAAGGTTGTGGCGGTATCAGGATGTAAGATAAGGCTCACAGCATCCACCCCCGTGGGACAATATCAACCTGAGTGATACCGCCCGTCCAGCTGATAGCGTTTTCGCCCACGGACAATTCAGGAAAATCCAGGGCATAAATATCAGCGTTCTTGTTTTCAACTGCTGCGTCACCTTCCTGCCGGTATGCTGTCATCAGGTCGCAGTCAATAGTGATATGATCTTTCAAAGCCAGAATATCAATAGTGACGTTCCCAACGGTCAGTTTTCCGGGGCCGGTGCCATATACCGTGATAAGGGGCCGCGCAGGTTGTCCGCTTGTGTTCCAGTAATAGGCGGCGCCTGTTTCCGCATTGACTTTGTCAGCGGTCAGCGTGGTGGTACACTGGTCTATAAATAGGAACCGCTGCGGCTTGCAGCAAAAGACAATATCGAATGTGCCTGTCCTGTTTCGCCGCATGGTTTCCGGGTTTATGGGCTGTTTCACAACACCCATGCGGAACACATCGGGGTAAATGGTATCAGTAAGGCGCTGATACCCGGTCTGCTGTAACAGGTCATTTCTGAACCTGTCAAACCTTTCTGCAAAATTGGTTGCAATGGCGCAATGATAGGTAATGTCAATGTTTTTCCAACGCTTGTTGTCAATTAACAAATCACCATTGCGCCCTGCAACGGATACAAAGGAAATATCCCGTTCAGGTGTGCCGCCGATTGAGATATCAGTTAGGTAAATACCATAATCCAGACTGCTGACATCGCCAAACGTAAAACCGTCTGTGTTGTTCCTGCGGTGGATATCATAATTACACCAACCGTCTGATAACCGTGTATCGTTTTCCATTATGCAAAGCACACCTCCCTCTGACTGACTGCAAACTGGATTTTCTGCATCACAGTTTCAGCCAGTTCATCAACGTCCATGTTGTCGGACGCATATACATTGATGGTAAAAGTGCTGTTTCCGTAGACGTTGCCCGTGGTGGAAACAGGAATGCCGGTGGTCTTGGCTCCCCGTGCAATATCCGCCTGTGCGGTGCTTGTGGTCAGGTCGGACAGGTCGTGCATTGCGTCCGTCAGGGGCTTGGTATTGGCTTCGATACCGATAGCCATGCCCTCGGGGATGAATTTACCAACCTGGTCGCGCATGACCTTGGAAGGGGAAGCAATGCCAAGGAACCGCTTGGCAGCGTTCAGCGCGGCGCGTGCTGCAGACTGTGCGGCGGAAATGATTGCACTTGCACCGGAAGAAATACCGTTTGCAATGCCGCTGACAATGTTGGAGCCGATTTCGCGCCAGTTCCACCCCTTGAAAGTGGAAACAATGCTGTTGATGATCTGGGGAATTGCGGCAAGTACCTGGGGGATTGCCTGAATCAGACCGGCGGCCAGCTGACCAATTAGGGAAATACCGGATTCAAGCAGCTGGGGCAGGTGGCTCAGAATCGTTGCAATCAACTGGCCCAGAATCGAAATTGCCGAAGTAATCACAGCCGGGAGGTTCTGAATCAGGCCGTTTGCCAAATTCAAAACCAACGTCACACCGGCAGAAAGGATCTCCGGGGCAAAGGAAATCAGCGTGGAAATTAACTGTTCAGCTAATTGGCCGCCCGTCTGAAGCAAAAACGGCAACTGCTGCAACAGGCCATTCACCACACTGACAACCATGGAAGAACCGCCCGAAAGCAGATTCGGCAGGTGCGTGGTGATTGCGGTCAAAACAGACTGCACAATATTTCCGTCAGTGCCAAGGATTTCCCCGGCAGCAAGGTCGAGGTTGTCCCGGAGGGCGCTGATTGTGGTGCTGCCGATTGCCGCCCAGTCAGCAGATAAAAGCGCGTTGCCCAGGGCGGAAACGATGCGAAGCGCCGCCTCTAGAAGATATGGGGCGGCGGAAATTATAGCGGTACCGATACCGGTGACAAGGTCAATGCCCATTTGCACAATGGCATCGGCATTGTTTGCCACAAGGTTCAGCCCTCGGATTGCCATGCTCAACGCAGATTCCAGAACGGTGGGCAGTTCCGCGAAGATATTGCCAACCATCGGAAAGAGGTTGTCCTGGGCAAAAATAAACACCGTTTCGCTTAGTGCGTCCAAGGATCCGCGAATATCGCGCCCGGTGGCAAGGTTTGCCAGAAGGTCAGAAAACGCGGCTTTCATGGAAGCAAGCGAACCGGTGAAGGTGGCGGCGGATTCAAGGGCTGTGGTGCCCGTGATTCCCATTTCTTCCTGAATAACATGAATTGCCTCATATACATCAGAAAGGTTTGAAATATCATATTTTATGCCTGTCAGCTTTTGGGCATCGGCAAGCAACCGTTCCATTTCGGTTTTGGTGCCGCCATAGCCAAGCTTCAGGTTGTCCAACATCGTATAGTTCTGCTTTGCAAAACCCTGATACGCATTCTGTATCAGTTCCATGCTGGTACCCATTTTATTGGCATTGTCGGCCATGTCTGTCAGGGCCATATCAGCAACGGCGGCGGCCTTTTCGGTGTCACCGCTCAAACCCTGAAGCAGACTTGCGGAAAAGCCCGTTACCGTTTCCATATAACGGTTTGCAGACATACCGGCAGTTCGATACGCTTGATCTGCGTTCTTTATGACAATATCGGCGCTGTCCTTAAACAGCGTTTCGATACCGCCAAGGCTCTGCTGCAGGTTTGCACCGGCAAAAAGGGAATCACCCAGGGCCTTACCGATACCGGCGGCAGCAATCAGGCCCTTTACCTTGCCGATAAGACTGGTGCCGAAGGAAGTACCGGCAGAGTTACCCTCAGAACCGAAGATATTGGACAGCTGTCCCTTGATACCTTTGGCGGACGGGATGACCTGCACATAAGCCTTGCCTAAATTACTCATGCTTCACCCCCGTAATGCGTTCCCACGCAGATTCAAATTCATCGCCGCTTTCAAAAGCTTCCACATTGCTTTCCTCTTTGGGAGGCTCCCCGATCAGGATGGAAAGCATTGATTTCGGGCGGTTCGTGTTGTGGTGTCCGTCCTCAGTCTTTGCCCACCAAAGCATAGAAAGCCGGTCAACGGCGGCAGCCAAAAGGGTTTCAATCCGGGAAATGTTGGTGCCGTGCATTTTCATTTTGATACGGGAATCATCCCTCAAACCGACTGCGAGCGTTGCCAGCGTGGAAACCGGCAACGCTCTGAAATCGAAAATCCCGTATGTTTCCGCAAGATCGCAAAGCAGTGCGTCACGATCTTCAGAAATCATGCCGGCGAGGGCAATCAGTTTTTTCCCTGATTGTTGGTGGACAGGATTTCCACAAAAGCGGCGCTTACCACATCAACGGGAACCTTGCCGTTCTCGTTGCGGTAGTGATCATAAAACGCGGCTTTCTGGGCATCGCCCAGGACGGCACGGATAACCTTGGGAAGATGCAGGGGGTTGGTGTCCACTTCTGCGAGGGCTTCCATCAGTTCCATATCGTTCAGGACATCGGGGTTGACTTCATACACAAAACCGGCAGCGGTCTTGCCCTTCAGCATATTTGCCATTATTCAGCGCCCCCCTCTGCATTGGCAGCCGCCGCAGCGGCAGCGGAAGCCACGATATATTCATGGTGGGTATCGCCACCGGCATCAGGAACAGCGGAAATGGTGGTATCATAGCCGACTGCCTTATTGTCCGCGTATACGATCTCACCGACAGCGGTGACGGAAGCGCAGGGGACAACGATACGCTTGGCAACGCTGTTCTTCAGAACCATATCAAATACCCAACAGCAGTCACCCTGTTCCTTGCTGTTGGCCTTGATGTGGATACCTGCGGTCAGGTCACCGGTAACATTATCGTCACCATAGACGGACTTCAGAACGTCCACATTGAGCGCCTCGATCATGGTGAACTTGAAAGTATCGGGCTTTTCGGTCTGGAAATTCAGAACCGTATCACCGCCCCATGCCTTCAGCTTTTCGGAGGTGGGGCTGTTGGCATTGGTAAGGCCGTCCTCAGAGAAATAACCCAGGCTCTTGAACGCAGTGTCAAGCGCTTCGGTGGCGCTGGTGGGCAGTTTGGTGCCAAGGGGCGCACGGTAAGCATGGCCGCCCTTCTTGGGCTTACCGGCGGTCACATTGGTTGCAGTATGTGCCATTCGGTTTCTCCTTTCAATAGTAGGTAATGTTATACACCGCTTGATAACAATACTGTTTTGAGTCGGTGTCAGTATCATTGAAATCGCCGCCATATTCACAACAGCAGATTTCGTCAAGGTCGGTCATGGATTCAACGGCATCCCGAACGGCCTTGCTCAATTCCATAGCCGCAAGCATCGTGGGTGCGTACGACTTAAAAGAGAATGTGGCGGTATCAATGAAGTTTTCGCGTTCACCGCCCATTTTTTCCACTACAACGAACCTGTCAGGCCGTTTTGCAGGGATTTCAGCACCAACATGGTGGGGCAGGTGGGCGCTCAGATACGAAATAATGGTAATTTCAATCATTTCATTGCCCTAATCGCTTTCTCAATGGTGTGATTCTTGGCATTGTCCGCTTTTGCTGCAGGTGTTACAGCCCGAAGCATGGCATTGACACGGGTTTTACCAACATAGGTATCAACCTCATACCCTTCACCGCAAGCGGCGAGGCCGGATTTTGCATGGGCGGCACAAATCTGCATCATTCCTGCAGATTGCAACAGCTCCCGGATACCGGCAGAATCAAGTTCAATTTCAACATCAGCCATACCGTTCCACCTTCACTTTCAGATTCCAGGAAAGCGGTACATTTTCGTCAATCCACTGCTGTGGAAAGCCGAAAGTGCGCCATTTCTGGCCGAAGAATTCAACAGTTTTGTCCTCCCAGTCATGGGAATCGCCCTTGGGAATGCAAAGTTCGTAAACAGCACGCTTTCCATGCAGCTGGATACCGCTGATAATATCCTCCGCACTGGCAGGGCAGACAAGAACATTTTGAACGGTGACAGGATCCTCAGAAAAAACCGGCGCATTGAGTGCATCAACACCGGTTTGGGTGGTCTGGTACAGAATTACGGGGATTCCCTGAATCATGCTTGCAATCATCAGAAAGTATCACTCCATTCATGCTTTCGCGCATGGCAATTGATTACCCCAAAGCGCTGCCGCCGTAAACCCAAACGGGCAAGTTCGCTTTTCTTGATGAAAAGGCCACCGCCCGGGACAAGAAAAGTGCCGGTGGCACTGTAACCACCGGCGCTTTGTGTCATCTGGGTCATGGGTTCATGGTCAGTCGAGGTCATAAGGGTACGGGCAACCACATCAACGGTCACGGATTTGGCAACATCTTTCAAATAGAAATTGCTGCATATCATCACATCCAAATCCTTGCCAACCTTCCGGGCTTCATACCGCAGTGAATTGCTGACCACGGATAGCAACGCTTCAGCACGGGTCTGCTCTTCAGCGGTCAAAGGCCGCCAAAGGGTTTTGACATCGTCAAGCGTTGCAAATGTACTCATTCGCCGTCAGACTCCTTTTCCTTGCCCTTGGTGTCCTTTACCTGAACCCAGTCACCACCGGAAACCTTGCCAAAGGTGGTGACGATTGCACCGGTAACCTTATTCTTGTAAGTATACATGGGCTGTCCTCCTTAAGCAGACTTCAGAACACGGGCAAAGGCTGCCTTGTTCAGAATGCCCCAACCAATCCATGCCTCTGCACGCAGCACAACCTCATTGGTGCGCTTCAGATCGCCCTGGCCGTCGGGATCGCCGTACTCAATGACTTCCATGGGGATATTATCAGCGTAACCCCAACGGAAAGCGTGGGCGAAATCGCCGACATATGCCATGGCATTGGCATTGCCCTTGCTGACGGTGGAGTTGATATCTGCGGCAGTCTTGCCCAGGGTGCCGGGGTTGCCGCCCAGCTTGTACTCAGGATACTGGGAAATACCGTTTTCCTTGTAGTTGCCCAGTGCGGCACCCATAGCCTTGGACAGAGCGTAGCCGGTAACATCGAAATCACCGATCAGGGTAACGGCATCATTCAGAGCCTCCTCGGGCTTACCTGCGGTATAGGTTACGGAAGTAACGGTGTCCAGATGATTGGTGCCGATTGCGGAAGATGCGGCCAGATCCTTGGGGTTCACACCATGGAAAGCCATGATGTCGATACCGCTGGCAATCTTCTTTGCAAAGCCGTCCTTGAAAGCGGCCAGCATTGCCAGGGCCTTTTCCTCGGAAGCACGCAGGAACTCGTCAGAAAGACGGTGCTGATAAATGACCTTGATGGGCTTCACATGGACGGGAGCCAGGACAGCGGAACCGGCAGGCTTCTGCTCACCTTCGCCGACAATGGAAACCTCACCGTCCAGGTTGAAAGTGAAAATATCGTTGCCGCTGAAAGCAACGGGCATCTGCTTTGCCAGCTTGATGATGGTGGAATGGCCGTTGACCAGGGAGAAAATCTCCTTGACCACAGATGCAGGGAAATTGCCGTTCATAGTAGACTTGTTTGCCATAATAAATTATTCTCCTCTCAAAGAATGAAGCATTTCAGCCATGGCAGCATCAGTGTTATTTGCTGCGGGCTGAGTGTTGGGATTGTACAGGGGTGCTGCTCCCTGTGCGGTCTTGAAAATGTTGGCCATTGCTTCGGCATCCTTGCGGATATCGTCCTCGGTTTCACCGGTCAGACGGTCAGCCATGGAAGTGGGAATATTCAGTTCCTGGGCAATCCGCATTTTTACCGCCGCGGTAGCGTGGCCCTTCACCTGCTTTTCCAAAGCTTCCTTTTCGCCCGTCAGGGTGGTAACCTGATTTTTCAAGGTGCCGTTTTCGGCCTTGATGGAATCATAGTCGGCATACTTTTCGCGCTCACGCTGTAAGCGTTCGCGAATAGCTGCGTCAAATTCTTCCTGCGTGTTGATAGGATTAAAAGACATATTGTGTTCCTTTCCCCACTTACCCGGTGGTATCGGTAATTTATTTACTACGGGCGAACCCGTTAGTATCTGATTTTTTGCTTTTGCTTTACCTTCTTTTCGCTGCACTTCCAGAAAGCCAGAATCATGCTTTCCATAAGTTCGATTTTTGCCCCGTCCAGAATGGACTTGTAACCAAATCCACCATTGGAGCCAATGGCACGCTTTTCGCAGTTGCTTACGATCTGCACAAGGGACGGCTGTCCCATGTGACACAAGATTTTCTTTGTCATTCCCTCCATCACAAATGTGGAGTTGGCAAGAATGATCTGGTTGACCGTAGGCAAAAGCGGTGCTTTCAGCTTCAGACGTTTCATGCCGTCAGCAAGTAACTGCTGACCGTTGGCACCGTCAATCACAACGGTGTCAATATCGGCTTTGGACAGAAAATCAAGCAACCAACCATCGCCGGCACTAACCGGGCGGCAGTCGATTGCCTCAACAAAAACATTTCCATCAATGGTGCGGACTGCAATGGACATTGCAACGCTTTCACCATCTTTGCCGTATTTAATTCCAACCGTAAGCTTGCCGGTCAGCTTCGGAAGGGTGGAAATCTGCAGTTCCTCCCATTCTGCCTTGCTGATTGCTGACTTTTGGTTATATCGGAGCCATAGGCCCAAGCGCTGAATATTAAAATCAACAGGGTCGGAACCGACTTCATCCAGAACGGAACGTTCCGTGAAGATGGTTCCCAAGGACGGGTTTGTTTCGTACCATGCCTCTTTGTCACGGGTATCGGTCATGGTGTCCACAGACCATTCGGCCCAACCGGTGTTGACCGTTTCGCCCTGCAGGGCATTGTTGCGCATTTTCAGGAACACCGTACCGGACGAAACCGTTGTGGGTGGTGTTCCGCAAAAAATGGTTTGTGGGTTGCGGCTGTCCGTAACCACATATTTCAGGGCGCTTTCCTGATCATCCGTATATTCCTGGGCTTCATCAATAACAAGCAGGTCAAAACCTTCGCCCAAGCCGCCTTTGGAAGAACGGGTGCGGAAATCAATGGTGCCGCCACCTTCGCCAAGAATGACGATTCTTTCAAGGCCCAGCTGTTTGGAATAGGTGTAATGCTTATCATACGTTTCGCCCTTTTTGATTCGGGTGACTTCGATATAACCGGCAGCATCAAGCAGCGCCGCCAAACGTCTGGACGCGGCGGCGCTGGTGGTTGTTCTGTGGGCGGTATGCAGGATCCTTTCACCATGTTCAAGGCCGTAAAATTCACGCATTGCAACGATTTCGTTTTTACCGTTACGGCGCGGAACCGCATAGCCATATTTGGTGTGAACCCATAGCCCGTCCTCATTGACGGCAAGAATATCGTACATCTGGATTTCCTGCCATTCCTGGGCAATCCTGCCGGTGGAATTATAGAGGTCAATGGCTTCCTGTCCGTGGGTTTCGGTATAAGGTAAAACAACCGATTGGGTGGGGGTTTGGCGGCCTTTGCGTGGCTCGTCCATGAAAACCCTCCCTTGTTATCTCCATTGTTTTGTGTGTACGTTCTGCCGCCGTCCGGTGCCGGGGTCATAATCCACGGTACAACGGCACCGTTCATGCCGCCGGTAAATATCATCCGGAACATCCGGGTAATCGTATTCACCCGCCAGGGAATTGCACCATTCACAGCATTTCCGTTCAGCCTTGCGGATGATCCGGGGGCGCAAACCGGCTTTGCCCTGAAAATCAATGTTCGCTTTCAAAACGGATTCAACCACGGCCTGAGAATAATTCACAACCGGGTCATTCAGAACCCACGCAACATCATCGAAGTTTTCAGCGGCGGAAAGTTTATTGATAAAACCCTCAATCCGGTCAACGTCCACCTTGGCGGTCTGGGCCTTGATGCGGATACCGGCTTTCAGGTTCAGGGTGGTTTGCACCTGCGTGGCGATTTCGGACACCATTTTATGATCATCCTCAAACATGGGGCGCAAAACCTTTTCGGCAATATTGAAATGCATTTTTCCGTCAGGAAGAACGGAAGCGGACAGGTGCGCGGAAAAAGCTTCAGACAGGGCAACACCCACATGGTACGCGAAATCCTCCGCCTCGATATATGTGGCGGTGCCGTTCTGGACAGCTTGCCGCAGCTGGGCAATGGTCGGGTTCTTGCTGACTAAGTCGGCAAAGGTTGCCCGTATCTGCTCCAATAGGCCGGGTGCAATATCTTCCATGTGCGCCCTCCTTACTTACTGGGGTGAATGCCGGTCAGAACGCTCAGATTGTCCGCGTTGAAATAGCCGGGAACGGCCTGGTTGATCTTGCCCACACCATCGCCGATACTGGACAGCATGGCGGCATCGGGTTCAAAGACAGGTTCCCAGACAGGGGCGGTCAAATAGAACTGTTCGCGCTTGTACGGGAAATTATCACGCACACACGCGGCAAGATAACCCACATTCAGGAAGCCGCTGCCGAAAGTCCGCTGTGCTTTCCGGGCAATAAGACGGAGGTTTTCATGCGCCGCCTTGATTGCTTCAGCACTGGAAGGGTTGTCCGTCACAAAGCCAAGGTCATCCAGGGTCAAACCAGTTTCAGCGGCAAACAGCGCGGCGAACGTCCGAAGCTGTTCCGTGTATGGGGTCATACTCTGCTGACTGAACTGGCCCAGGTGGGGACTGCCGCCGTCCTCGTCCTTTGTAAAGGCGATGAAACTGGACATTGTGGCTTTCCATGCCTCGAAGGGGTCACCGTCATCAGAATCGTTTGCAAGGCCGGTAATGTACCGCTGTGGGAAGCTGTAAAATTCTGCGCTTACTTCAGATCGCAGAAGCGTACGCAATGCGCCCTGCTGGATGGACATACAGGCACGGGAAATTCTGGAATGACCAAAGGGCCGCTTTGCATCAGGTCTGAACACAATGGGCACCAACAGAGGATAGGGGCTTTTGTGGAAGTCCCGGCGGAACATTCTGCCGTTCTGGTAGTATTCCGTTGCGTAAGGCAAGAAATATGCCTCAATGTCAGGCTCCTTGTTTTCCTTTCGGCTGATAACTGCATAACCTTCAGTCAACAGACCGGTGATGGGGTCGCTGATTCCGGTTGCATCGCCGCCGTCAATGACCTGCAGCCGGGGAAACCCGTCAATGTCCGGGGAAATGTAAACGAAAGAACATGAAGCAATCAGCGCACTCAGAATGGAACTGTCAAACAGAACATCCCGGTTGTTCATGCCGAAAATGGTGTTCATGTCAAAGTTATCGTTTGCGAATTCCCGGAAACACAGCCGGTCACCCAGGCTGTCAACGGCCTTTCCACACCAACCCAGAACCTCGCTCATGTGCATAAATTCTGCCGGAATCAGGGTGCGGAAGTATTCAACCCCGTTTTTCATTTCATAGTATTTGTACCGCTTTTGAATCCGTAACCGCTTCATGGAAAGCAGATTCCGCAGGTACACCATGCCTTTATACTGTGCCATGTGTCCTCCTTTGGTTTACATAATTACTTCTCAGCGAGAAATATTCCCA